AGTGTTGGCTGCCAGGGTGCTCAGGTGTGTACGAACAGAGAAGCTGAAATATTAGTGAAAGTAAATAACACAATTATCCCTATGCTTGTCGATACAGGAGCTTGTTTAACCGCCATAGGAGGATCAGCTCCTATTGTCCCTAAATTAAAATTAACTGACACAACTGCCTACGCGGTAGGAATTTCTTCAGATCCTGTTGAACATATAAAAACGGAGCAAGTAAAGGTAAAAGTAAAGGATGCTTCATGCAATATAGAGCCATGGTTTAATAAAGATCAAACCTTTCATATCCTGGGAAGAGACACATTAACTAAAATGAGAGCTATGATAGCCTTTCTGCCGTGTGGTAGGATGGAAGTGGTCTTTCCGGCTCGGTACCATCAGAATGTCATTACGGATGGTGCAGAGGCGAAATGGTCACTCCAGCAATTCCCAGAGTCTCTGTGGGCCAGCTCTCCTACGGATATTGGGAAAATGAAAATCACACCCATTCACATAGAAGTACTTCCTGTTCCATGCCCTAGTATTAGACAATATCCACTACCGAAAGAAAAAGTCGAAGGACTTCGACCAATGATACATTCTTTGCTGGCTCAAGGCGTACTAACTGAATGTCACAGTTCCTGCAACACTCCCATCTTCCCAATAAAAAAGCCAGGAAGGGAGGAGTATCGCATGATCCACGATCTCAGAGCTATCAATGAAATAGTAGCTCCACTGACTGCAGTAGTTGCTAGCCCAACCACGGTATTAGCAAATCTATCGCCAGATATGACTTGCTTCACGGTGATAGATTTATCAAACGCATTTTTCTCTGTTCCAATACACCCTGACAGTCAATATCTGTTTGCATTTACCTTTGAAGGAAGACAGTATACCTGGACTGTATTGCCTCAAGGGTTTATACATAGCCCTACTTTGTTTTCACAGGCTTTGTTCAGCAGCCTTTCCAAAATAAAAGACTCTCTGACTTCGGAAATTTGTATATACATGGATGACGTTCTAATCGCATCTAAAGACGAAGAAACAAACTATAAAGATACAGCTACGATGCTACATCATTTAGCTGATGAAGGACATAAAGTGTCAAAGAAAAAACTACAGCTATGCAAAAGCGAAGTTGTTTACTTGGGACAGCTCATCTCCAAGGCGGGGCGAGACATCCTGCCAGAAAGAAAGAAAACAGTCTCGCAGTTTGCCGCGCCCACCACGGTTAGACAGGTTCGGGCGTTTCTTGGTTTGGCAGGCTACTGCAGACATTGGATTGCAGATTACTCTGAAAACAGTAAACATCTAGAAGAGTTGCTTAAGAAAGAGGTCATTGAACCTTTTACTCTGACAGGCGAACAACTGCGAGCATTTGAGCAACTCAAAAGCACTCTGTTATCTGCGCCTGTATTGGCGATCCCAGATTACAGAAAGGACTTTGAGTTGTACACATCTCACACTGATCATGTTGCAGTGGCAGTTCTAGCACAAAAACAAGCCGGACGGACAAGACCAATCGCTTTCCTATCCGCAAAATTAGATGCCATTGAACAGGGACTTCCACCCTGTTTAAGAGCATGCGCATCTATACATAAAAACCTAACACAGGCTGACTCCTTTCTTTTGGGTAGACCAGTAAAAATATACACAACACACTCAATATGTACGTTGCTACAGAGAGATAGATCACAGTTAGTCACAGCATCTAGGTTTAGCAAATGGGAAGCGGATCTTTTAAGACCAGAACTTACCTTTGTTACCTGTACTGCTGTTTCTCCTGCTCATCTCCTGGCGACTGCAACGTCCGGTGACCCACCTCACGATTGCGTGTTATTAACTCATACCATGTCAAGACCACGCTCGGATCTTTCTGATGTACCACTAGAAAAACCCGAACTGATCTTATTCACAGATGGATCTTACTCAAAGGGGGAAGGTGGGTGTGCTGTTGTCCAATACGCACCTGAAAAGGATACATTTCTGACGGTGGCAGCATGTACAGGGTTCACCTCCGCACAGACAGCAGAGTTAGCAGCTATTACTCTTGCTTGTCAGTATGCGGAAGATAAATCCGTTAACATATATACAGACTCCAGATATGCCTTTGGCGTATTACATGACTTTGGGCATTTATGGCAACATCGAGGCTTTGTTACCTCTGCAGGCACGCCAATCAAAAATCATGAGATGATACAAAAACTTTTGGAAGCAGTGCAACTTCCATCCAAAATATCACTCATGAAATGTCCTGCACATACGAAAGGTGTGACCTTGGAAATACGCGGAAACGCTGCTGCTGATGAAGCTGCCAAAAAGGCAGTTTCCATGAGGCAGGGAGTACTCAAAGAGGACGCTCTTGAGGAAACCATGCCCTCTCTGTCCATGTGTTACGACCTCATAGATGAAAAATACTGTGAGGATCGACCACAGGGACAGGGTGTATTCTGGCATGAGGATTTAATTATTCCTCCAGTAGCAATGTTACCTAGTATTATGCGTGCTATACATGGGGTTTCTCATACGCACAAAGGGGGAATGATGGCATACTTTAAAAAATTATGGTTTCATCCATTGGCAGCACAAGCTATTGATGAGGTAATAGCTGGATGCGTTGTGTGCCTTAAACATAACCCAAAATACAGAAAAAGAAAAGATAAACAAGGTCATAGACCATTGCCAGGAAGACCATTCTCCCATTTGCAGGTTGATTTCGTGCATATGAGCGATAAGAAACCCATGTATGCACTTGTCATTGTTGATGTTTTGTCCAAATGGCCTGAAGTATTTTCATGTAACAAAGAAGATGCCACTACAGTATGTGACATCTTAATGACTGACATTCTCCCTCGATGGGGATTACCAGATCAAATTGATTCTGACCAGGGAACTCATTTCACCTCTAAAATAACTCAGCAACTCGCTAACTCAATTGGAGTAGCTTGGAAGTTGCACTGTCCTGGACACCCCCAATCCAGTGGAATGGTGGAAAGACTAAATAGAACCATCAAAACAAAAATTGAAAAAGTAAAAACACATCTACAAATAGATGCATGGCATAAAGCACTGCCTTATGTTTTAATGGAACTTAGAGCAATCCCTAAGAAAAATTACCTAAGCCCATACGAAATTGTAATGGGCAGACCGATGAAGTTAGACACTCTAAGTAATGTGTCTCCACTATGGGCCAGTGATACACTAGTAACATACATGAATAAACTCACACATGCTCTCTCAGAATATCATACACAGGTGGCCAACCAGTGGCCTACCAGTGTTCTCCCTCCAGGCCCAGAACCAGGGACGTGGTGTATGATAAAATCGTTTACCAAGAAACCAACCGTATGGGAAGGACCACACCTCATCCTGCTGTCCACCCCAACGGCTGTAAAGGTTGAAGGAAAACCAACATGGGTCCATCTGGATTTCTGCAAGCTGTTACCTTCCTCCTTCTCATCGCCGCGGGACGAGCCAGAACAGGGTTCCACCCCGAACACTACGGCTTTGGAGAGGAAGCCCCATACACCGTCACCTCGCCCCAGTTCCAGCGACTCTGCACCCTCGCCTGGCTGTACCATGCCGCGGAGAAGCACCCGACTCTACAACAAGAAGAAATAG